CATCTGGACTACCAGTTCCACTAGCATAAAAAGCTGGATATTGCTCTGTAGGCCTTGTTAACGGCGATCTATAAGCTAACAAGTATTCATTTCTTTGCAATTCTTGCAATGCTTTATCTTTGTAAGATATTGTTCCTAATCTATGCATGTCACTAGGTAGAGTGTAAGTTCTAGCATTAGGTGGCGGGTTGGGTGGATCAGGTACAGCTACATAAGTTGAGTTGCCGTAAGTTTCAAAAATACTAATTTTTTGTTCTAGTTGTTTCTGTCTATTAGCATACTCATTATCTGTTTGAGGTACTCTTAACAGCTGGTTTAAATCTTCAAAATATTGTTCAAATATTTCAAGTTGAACCTGCTCAGCTACTTTGTTAAACTCAGCTGGGGTTAAAAATCCTCTTTGTTCTTTGTTTAATATATACAAGACAGTTCTGTACACTACATTTACATCTACCATTTTTAGTATTTATTTAAATAAAAAAGGCGGCCGCATAGCCGCCTTTATTATAATCACTTGTTATTTATATTTTTTCTGTATAGATCTATAAACTTCTATACCTTCGTCAGTTTTAAACCAAACAGCCATAGCTGAATATGGGTTTTCTTCAAAAGGAACATTCATAAGCTTTTTATCATTAGATGCCCAAGAAAAAGATCTTTGATCTTGAGAAAGTTTAATAATTCCAGCTTCTGTAGCTTTTATAGCAAAGTTTCTAAGCTCTACATTTTCATCATTAGCAAGCTCTAAGAACAGTCTAGGGTTGCTTTGAGCAAATAACAATAAATCTCTTTTAAGCTCTTTAGAACTCATCTTAGACACGCTAGAGCCTTCTTCAACTCTTAATATTGCCTCAGCTTTATCAACATCTATTTCATAAGCTAAGTTCATAGCGACTAATGAATTTTCTAAATCTTGTAAATCATCTTTAGCTTCTTCAACAGCATCAAACTCATCATAGTGTTTACCTTTACTAGGATGATATAATGAAAGCAGTTTTTGAAGTTGTGACTTTTCTTTAGGTACTGATAAAATGCCATTTTCAAACATTATATGTTCTAAAGTTACAGGTCCTTGTTGCTCATCTGCAAATACGCTTTTTTGATTTGTAGCATATCTTAATTCCCTGTTATAACCTTTTTCAGGATCAAACCACATTAGCGGATGTCTAGAAGTGTGTCTAGATGCTAATTTATAAGTTAAAGGTTCTTTGTCAAAGCTTAAATAATAATTTCTATCTTTATACTCCCAAGTGTCTTTTTCTACTTTTGGAGTTGCCTCGGCTTTAGCCACAGGCTTTTTCTTTTCTTTTGTTTCCATAATATAATATAATATAATAATTAATAAAGACCCCGCCGAAGCGGGATCTTATATTTTAGTCTACTAAGATATAGTGTACTCAGATGCCGCAGCGCTTGTAACGATTTTACCAACAGGTAAAATTACGTCTTCAGCCTCTACGAAACCAGTTCCTTTTTTCAAAGTAGAAACAATAGCAGCATTAACTGCATCTTGTAGTTCAACAGCACCTTCGCCATCAGCAAATCCACTAGCAATAACTTTGTTAGAGATTAATTTGCCTGAAGCAGAGCCAGCAGCCATGTGTACAACCTCTACAAAAGCATCAGCTGGTGTAGCATCAACACGATCTGTACCTTTTATGTATATTACGTCATCGATAGGAATTAAATCATATCCTGACGCTTTGTTAAATTTTAACCATTTCATAACTTTATATTTTTAAATGTTTATAATTATATAGTTGACTTAAACAATACGAAATTGTTAGCAGCTTGTGTCACTAAACATCTTTCAGTTAAGAAATGTACTTCCATAGCATCAAGATCAGAAGTGTAAGCACCACCGACAGAACCAGTGATCCAAGACTTCATTCTTCTGTCATCAGCTTCAGACGCTCTATATCTTACGTGTAAGAAAGGTCTTCTGATGTTAGATCCTAACATTTGATCATAAACAGTTGTAGTACCAGCAGGAACCATAACACCATCAATATCTTGTGTTAAACCTCTAGTAGTAGCATCGTTTAAGTATTTCCAGTCAGTTTTGTAGAAGTCATAAGAACCTCTTCTAAATCCTGCAAATCCAAAGTTAAGTGCCATTTCAGCTTCATTATCAAATAAACCGTAAGAAGCAGCTTGAGTAGAAGCATAACCTCCACCAGCTTGAGCAGCAATCATATCATCAAAATCAAGAGCAGTAGCTCTGTTTAAGAATAACATGTTTTCTTCAATAGCTCCTTGCTTGTCTAATTGCTTAAGGATAGCGTCAAAATCACCTAATGCACCAGCTCCAGGAGCAGCAGCACCAGCAAAATTGTTCCATACATTACCTCTATCTTCGATAGCAGCAAATAAACCTTGAGTACCTTTTGGCTTAACAGCAGCTGTAAAACCTCCATTTACACCCATGTCGTCAAGAGCAGCAGAACTAGTAGCAGCAAGCTCACCTTCAACAGACATCATTTCAAGATAATCTTCAAATCTTAATCTAGTTTCAGACTCAGCTTTTAAGTACCATAAGTACCCATTAGAACCATCTTCAGTAGCTATTTCAATCCAACCAATTTGAGCAGCATCAGAACCTGATACTTCAAATTTATCTTTCATGATAATTGGTGAATTTTGGTAAGTTTGAGGAACTGGGCTAATTGAACCAACCATTCCGTTAGTACCTTTAGCAAATTCAGAACCATAAACAAACAACTTAACCTTTGTACCTAATCCAGATAAATCACCTGCAGTATATGGTAAAGCAACAATGTCTTGACCAGATGAAGACTTAACTAAACATTTTAATGTATTAAATCCATCAGAAACAACAATAGTTTGATTAGCTCTTACAGCGTTGTTTTCGCCAGACTTGATAGTTAATTTATCTGATTGATCATTAGTTACTTCATCATAAGCGATGTGTAATCTATTTTGCTCAACCCAAATAACTTGATCAGAAGTCATTGGCATTTCAGCTCCTACCATTCTCAAGAAACCAGATAAAGTTCTGTTTCCGTATCTTTCTACTTCCGATTCGTATAATTCAGGTAGGTACTGTTGTAGCCACTGAGTAAATTCAGCTTTACCACCTGAAACACTGTCATTTTGGAAGTTTATATAATTTGTCGGTTGCGCAACCTTTTGAGGCATTGGCGTAATCGACGCGGGGAAAGCCCCACCAGTTTTAAATCCCATGATTTTTTTGTTTTAAGTTTTATTTTTTTGTTTTAATTTTTAACTTAGAACTATCAACACCACTTATTGCTCTTACTTTTATACCATTAACAAAAACATTGCCGTTATTAGTTGGTCTTTCATCTAAAGTTATGTTTTTAGATTTAGCAGACATTTCCTTAACAGCATCAGCTTTACCTTGTTCATAAAAATGATTTATAAGCTTGTCAGTGTTATTAGCAGCGTAAAGAGCTTTGTGGTACTTCTTATAATCAGTTATTTCTCCGTTTTTATCTAAGAACTTCTTAACAAAATTACCGAGATCAGCTTGATCTTGAGCCACACTTTCGGAATTACTAAGATTATACTTAAACTTTTTTTCTCCAAGATCAAAATCAAAACCTTTGAAATTATCTTTTTTGAAAAAATCTTCAGTGCCTTTAGTAAACCTACTGTATCTTTCTTTTTGTGCTGTTTGTTCGTTGTTATATCTATTGAAGAAGTCTATAGCTTTTTTCTGTTCTTGAGTAGCGCCCGGTCTCAACTTGATCTCGTCGTAATATTTACTCTTAGAACTTTCTAAAAAATTATAAGCTTCAGCAATTTCTTCTTTCAAAGCAAGTTTTTTCTTTCTTATATCTCGCTCTGAGTCCTCGTCATCATCCCAAGCAAAATTGTCTTCTATTAAGAATCCAACTTCTTCAGAATCTAAGTGAGGTTTAGTTTTTTTATAATACTCTATTAGTATTTCTTCGTTATCATACTTAGAGTAGTCTTTATTTAAATTAACATAGTCATCTAAAGTACCACCAGTATCTTCCATAAAGCTTAAAAGCTTTTCTATATTTTTAGGTACTTTTATTTTAGGCGTTGTGTTTTCAACAGGTTTTTCTTGAGGAACTTCTTCTTTTGGTTCTTCATTTATTACAGTAACTTCTTCTTGTTCTTCTACTTTTTCTTCGATCTTTTCTTCAGTTTGCTGAACCTCTGGTTCGGATACTTCAACTTCTTGAATACTTCCGGTAGGTTCTTCTATAGATACGTCCACTGTGCTTGGCTCTGTATTGGCATCTTCCTCTTTTTTTGTTAAATCAACTTTAGTTGTTTCTTCTTGTTGTGTTAATTTTTTAGGTTTCTTTTTTACCTTAAATTCACCTTGTTCTAGAGTTCCGTCAGGAGCCTCTTTTATTTCTGATTTTTCTTTTGACATAATATAATATAATAGTTAATATAAAATTATTGAGGTCCAAATTCTTCTAATCCAAAACCACCTAAATTATCATTACCAGATGATTCAAAGTTTATTGGAGTACCGTCATTTTTCCTCTGTGAGATCATCTCACTTTGTTGAGTTGCTTGAAGCTTAGTTCTGTTGTCTTTTCTATCTTCAATTTCTTTTTCCTTAGCAGATTTATTACTTGCCTGAGCTCTACTTAATTGCATATTATAATTAAACTCTTCAGCCATTAACTGCTTTTTAATTTGAGCTTCCATTTGCATCCTTTGTATTTCAAACTGAGACTTTCCCTGTTCTATTTGTATTTGTGTCTCTGCTAAAGCTTGTTGTTTTTGAACTTCTGCCATTGCGGCTGCTTCAGTTGTTTGAGCATTTGCTTGTGCTTGTGCCTCTATGTTAGCTTGTTGCATTTGCTGATCTTTCTTCTGCTTTTCCTTTCTACGTTTTTTAAGTAATTCGTTAGCTAACTTTAAGTTGTTTATCTGTCTTATATCTATTGCGTCTTCTAAGTCTATAGATTGAGTTTGCAAAGAAACTTGAATATTTTGTTCTAACTGAACTTTATCTTCCTCATCTGGTTCTAGCTCTATAAATATACCAAAATCTCTTAATTGAGTATTTTGAGTTTCTATTAGAGTTGCTACATTGTACATGCTAATACTTTGTTGTAAAGCCATTTTAGTTATTGGAAACTGTAAAGCATCATTAACTCTCAAAGATATATTTTCACAAGTTCTCAATGTTAAATATAATCCGCCTTGCATTATATGTCTTGTAGCTACATTTGAGTTAGCAGCAGCTAATTTTTGTAAACCTACTAATGAGTCAGCATTAGGCATAGATCCATCTCTTGCTTCATTAAGTCCGGTTACATCTCTTATAAGCTGTAAATAATATTGGTAAGTTTGTATTAAGCTTTGTATTTTAGCACCGCCTGAGCTTGACTGTAATTCTTGTATAGGTACTTTACCCGGATTACCCATACCATCTTGAGTCATTGATCTACCTACTATAGAACCTGTTTGAAAATACATGTTCAATGCTTCCGCTGGGTTGTAGTTAGTTCCATTACCAAGATCTACTTCTGCTAAACCATCCATATCTAAATAAACACCGTCAGGAACCATCCTAGACATTACCTGTTGTAATTTTAAATGTGTTATTTGAATCATGTCAGCAAAACCTGTTATACGCGAGACTAGTGATTCTATTCTACCTTTGTACATTCTTGGAGCAACTATATTGTAACTCATATTTACTTTTGTAGAATCTGACTCAGGTCTTGTCATATTTTGAGCCATACCCCACTGCATCATCATTGGGTGTCCTAGTACTTTAGCACCACTGTATAACACTTCTATTGTTCTAGATACTCTAGAAAATCCCTTAGAATCTTCAGGAGCTAAAAAAGTATCTTGTTTTTCTAAAGCTTTTTCTAACCCGTTAGGACCTTCTTTTATTTTAAATACTTGATCTGTAAAAGTTTTGTATTCAAAAAATAATACCTGAACTGTGTTATCATCGTATCTACCATTCCAGTCTCTAAGATATTCTTGATGACCTTGATATTTTTCTAATGTAGAAACCTCTTCAGGTGTTAAATTTGGAAACTTCTTTTTAACTTCTGATATTGTTAAATTTTTAACTTCCCCAACATACCATAAATCTTGAAAATTAGGATCGTCAGTGTAAGAATATACTATCGAAGCTGGGTCTACATAATCAACTGTAATACCTTGAGATAAATCAAAAGATGTTTTTACACAAGATATACCTAATACTGTTAAATCATAATTTAATCTTTTTCTAATTAAATCGTATTTGTTTTTATCTAAAACATAATCTATTAATTCTTCTTGAGCTGTTTCTATAGATTGCTTGTAATTTAATTGCATGTGAGCAGGAAGCTCATCAAGTGTTTCAGGCGTATTATCACCTGTTTGACTCAAAGATATATTTACACCAAATGTTTCTTGTACAGCTGCTATGTATTCTTTTTGCTCTATATCTTGTATTATTCTTTGAGCGTAATCAGTTCTTTTTTGAAGTGACTCAGGATCTTGAGCCATTGTTTTCACTTCATAATTTCTTTGTGACATACCATTAACTACTATATCAACGAATTTAGATATAATAGGAACTGGCTTCCAGTCTAGATTTAAATAAGATAAATCACCATTAATAGCTAACTCATCTTTATATTTCTGCACAGGTTGTTCACCTCTAGCGTATAGTTTCAAAGTGTGAAACCAAGTGTAATTAGTTTGGAACTTATATCCAGTTCCTCTAAAATTTCTAAACCACTCACCCTCTATAGCTCTACCTACTGCTAACCCATATTCTTGAGTAGCTTTCTCTGCGGCTGGAACTACTTGATCCGGAAAAGTACTATTACTATTAGTGTAAATCTGCATTTATTTATTTATTTTTGATAATGTACCAGAGTTATCGTAAGTTCTAAAATTTAATTTCATATCATTACTTCTTTTAAATGGTACAGGTCTGTACTTATTTTTATTACAAGCCATTATAGCTAAACCAGAACTTATAGAAGCATCATGTTTAGTTCTGTTGTTTATGTTAAATATAGCCCAGTCTTCTAATGTTTTTTGAAAATATACATCTCCAAATCCTGTTTCTAATCTACCGACTTTATCTTCGATATAAGCTTCTATCGCGGCAGCGTGAGCTTGTTTAACATCTTCACTTGAGTTAGGTATTCCACCTATTTCCTTTTCAGTTGTAGATAATTTATTCCAAACTTTATCAGGTCTATTTATTGAAAAACCTCTATAACCTCTTCTTTTAAAATAATATAATAATCTAGGTTTGTTATTTTCACAAAGTATTGGCATGCCATAAAATACGCAAGCCATTAGCACGTCTTCAAAAAATATTTCTGCTGTTTGTGGTCTTGATATATATTCTAAAAAGAAATGATTAGGCGGTGAGTCTTCCATTGAAAACTTTGTTAATCCATGTAGTGCTCCTTTAGAGCCGCGACCATCAACAGTACCGCTAATATCGTAAGAGTCACAGCCGAAAGCTCCAATATGCTCGTTACCTGGGTGTTTAGTTCCATTTTTTAATATTACGTTGTTTTGTAGGTTTTTATCAGGAATCCAAGTTATATTAAATCTACCTTTATTGTTTGGGTTAAATTCAACTTGAGTATCTTTTACTCCATTAATCCATTGAAAATTACCACAACTAACAACTTTGTTTAAATTCATTTCTTGATTATAATCTATTTGCTCATAAATTTTTACAAGATTAAATAAGCTATCTTTAGCTTCATCTCTAAAAGCATGAGCTTCAGATCTTGGAAATTGTCTATAATATTCATTTAAACTATCTTGATCGCTTTTTAATCCATCAACTTCGTTTTCCCAATGCTCGATAACTCCTGTTGTAATTTCAAAACCATCAACTCCTTTGACTGTATTTTTACCTCTAATGAAGACAGGTAATCCATAAGTATCGATGAATCCTTCGTAGTTCCACTCCATAGGTATGAACAAGCTATAGAGTCCAGAAGACGTTTGTCCGTTTCTATTTCTTTTAGTAACGTCAGAATTGTAGTATAATTTTTTGAAGTTGTCTCCACCTTTATCTAAAGCATTTGATGTTGAGCCCATCATACATTTACCTACGATTTTAGATCCCAGTCTCAATGTAGTTTTTGTAACCCTCCAATTATTTATAGAGTTCC